GGACCTCACGGTAAAGGCGGTTTTCTTCATCGACCGTGATGTGACAGTTGTCAGAGTTTCTGATGACAGTATCCTCGGAGATTTTTTGTGTCATGTCGTTCCACATTTTTCGGTAGCTCATAACTCTGCCTCACAGTCGATGTAGTTAGTTCCGTTAGTCGTGTATGACTTGACAGAAACTCCTGTTCCGTAAGCGGTTGAGCCGCTCCAGTCAATCTCGACACCGAACCGAGAACGGAATGAAGCCGAGGCGGTTGTCGCCGTTGCCGCGGTCGCTCCGTTCCAGAAGCTAAAAGTCCCGTTCGTGGTCAAGTTAGGGATGGCTCTCATGGGTACTGGTAGCGCGTAGTTACATCGTGAAGCCGTAAAGGTTGGATGGCCTGTCGCCGCGCCAGGAGGATCGACTAGCCGGGTGAAGTAGCGATAGCACAGAAGAAGCTCGTCTCCGCGTTGTCGATACTCGAACGGTGAGAACACGGTCCCGCCTTCGAGCTGGACGGTGCCGAGTGTCTTCGTCGCGCCGGATGCGGTGAACTCGACGACAACATTCGCCAGGCCGTCGAGCGTGACCGTGACCGGGCTCGCCGCATACGCCGGAGGTGTTCCGCCGGAGTTATAGACGCGGCCGGTCGCGGTGCCGGACCATGAGAGGACATAGGTTCCGGCGGGCATGTTTTCGCGTTCGACGATCTGCTGGAGGACTCCAGAGGTGGAGATGGTGACCGTGGTCGATTGTGAGCCGGCGGTGAATGTGAGCGCGGTGTTCGTGTAGCCGGACTTCCAACGGTCGAAGCCGTAGGACCCCGAGGCGAGGTTCGTGCCGGATGTGTAGGCGCGTTGGTTGATGACGAAGGCTCCGTTGATGATCCGGTTCTGGTATCCACGAACGAAGAGAGAGTTTGCGTCCGACGCGGTGACAAGCTCACCGACGACGAACTGTCCGCTAGTTGGCATTGTTGGCCTCCAATGCTTCGAGACGCGCGACGAGCGCGTCTAGTTGTGTCTGCTGGTCTTGGCATACCTTGAGAAGTGCGACGGCGATCTTCTCGTATGCGACGCCGTCGGGGAGGCCGTCCTTGCCTCGAAAGATGAGCTCCTCGAAGCCGAGATCGGCGAGGTCTTCGGCGATGAGTCCGACCTCGATCGGGCGGTCTGCTCCTGGTTCGAGGTGTTCTTCGGTGTAGCGAAAAGTGATCGGGGTCATCTTCAGAATGTCGGCCACGGCGTATGGGAGCGGTGTGATTGCTTCCTTGTGGCGTCGCGACGATGTCGAGGTTCCGAGTGTGAGGCTCGAGCTCACTAGAACGGTCCGACCGCTTACCGCTTGCGAGTACACATCGGTCGAGTTGATTAGGCGAGCATTAGCCAAGCCGAGGTATGTGTAGGTCCCGGAAGCGTAGAAAGGAGATGTCCCTCCGGCGGTGGCGATGAAGAAGGCCGCCTGAATAGCTCCGTCGCCATAGCGGACCGGGATGGTGTCGGTCGCGGTGGTTGTTGAGGTGTTGTAGTTGTCCAGGAGTTCAGCGTTCGAGGCGGTTGTCGCGGTTGTCGCGGTTGCGGCATTGCCAGAGATTGAGATCGAATAGGTTCCGCTGGCGAGGTCTGAGGTGCCGATGCTTCCGTCTTGGATGTTTGAGCCGGTAATCGTTCCCGCGGCGATGTCGGTCCCGGTGATTGTTCCGTCTTGGATGTTTGACGATGTGATCGTGCCGGCGGCGATGTTTGAGCCGGCGATGGTGCCGGCGGCGATGTCACCCGAGACGATTGTCGCGTCGATGATGTTCGTCGAAGACACGGAACTCGCGGCGAGTTTCGCGTTCGTGACTTGCGCGTCGGTGATGCCGGCGGTGATGACAGGATAGATCTGGACCCATCCGCTCAGGGTGCCGTCGGTGTTCACGGTGAGGATGTTCGTGTCCTTCAGGTAGGCGAGCATCCCTTCCTTCACGACGGACACGGTGAGCGCGGCGTCACGGCCGGCGGAGTTTGCGAACCTCATGACGGCCTGGCTCGATGCGTAGTCGGTCAGGTCTCCCGCTTCGAGGACTTGTCCTCCGGTCCATGCTTTGTATCCTTCTGCCATTGTGTCCTCCTAGAAGCCGTATCGGTTCGAGTCTAGAAGACTTAGCGGCTGGTCTTCTGGAGCTAGTGCGGCGGTTCCGTATGTCATGCCTTGATCGTCGGCGTCTAGCAGATCGAGGTCGATCTCGTGTCTGCCCGGTGTTACTCGGTGAGAGATGCCGCCGACGACCATGTACCGCTCGATGAGTTGTCCGCCCGGTGGTGTGAACTTGATGAGCACGAGATCATCCAGGTCAAGAGCTTGGAGGAGTCCCTGGTCGTTTCCTGTCTGGGCCATCATGTCGAGCTTGACGCGACGCGGACGAAAGACGGGCTCTCCGTAGGTGTTGGCGTAATACTGAGCCATCGAGAGAGCTACCGCGTCGGAGTTCATGAGGAGCCCGCTCTGGTCGTAGGCGAGGATACCGTAGGTCGTCTGTGAGTCGGCATCGTTCGCGACTTGAGTGGTGCCGCCGGCGCGTGTGATGGTTGCGCGGTTGTAGAGAAGCTCCGAGCCATACTCGACCTCAATGGAGCGAGGGGTCACGGAGGTCCCGTCGTCGGTGATGATGATCGCGCCCGAGTAGGTCGGGTTATAGCGACGCGATCGGAATGTCAGGAAGCCTTCCTTCGACACGAAAAGAGAGCCAGGTTCGGAGCTTTCGATGAGCTGGCAGAAGGTGAGCGCGTTAGTGCCGAGCGTGACGGTCGTCGTCTGGAGTGTTGTGACGCCGGTCTGGATGTCTCGATAGGCGCTATCGAACGCGACCTCGGGCTGGTCGAGAACGCTCGTCAGCATTGACGAAGAGAGCGCGGTCGTGAAGGTGTCCGCCTCGAGTGTTCGGTTCGCCAGCTGGACGAACGCGTCCGCCGCGCGTAGCGATGCCGTAGCGATGCCGCCGAGTGGATAGTCGAGGTCCCAATCTTGGACAACTCCGAGGAATTGGAGCTCGGTGCCGACGGTGACGCGGACGCGCTTTCCGGGGATGATCTGGCCAGCGTAGGGATAGCCGGAAGTGCCGGCGGGAATTGTCGGGTCGAATTGTGCGGTCTGGTTGTCGAGGACGACCGAAAGGGTGCCAGCGTTGTATCTGGCGAGTGCTTGGTTCTTTCCGCGTTGGATTGTTGTCGAGTAGGCGCTCGAGGTGACATCGGTCCAGGTCGCTCCGCCTAGCTTGTAGGTCGTGTTACCGAGGACGCCTTTCGTCGCGTCGTCGAGGACGAAGTTGAGCGTCTGGGATGACTGAACGAACTCGATCTCGACGATCGCCGGGGCGATGTTTAGTCCGGGCATTAGGCCGCCTGGAAGACGGGGCCGGCGGTGCGTTCGTATTGTTTGATCGCGTCCACGACTTGACGACCAATCTCTCGAGGGTCGCCGACTCCGGTCTGGACGGTGATGGCGTAATGGTTGCCGCCGCCGAGGTTGCCGATCTTGTCGAGAGGGACCACTAACTCTGGGCCGGCCTCACCGATGACGCTCAGCTGAGGACCCATGACCAAGCCGCCCGACGCTAGGCGCGGAATGCCTGGGATGTCTGGGGCGTTCACTTTGATGTCTGGTCCGAACGGGACCGGGATGGTGAACTCGAGGAGATCGTTGAGTCTTCCGACGAGTCCGTTCACCATGTCGATTATCCCGTTGATGAGGCTCTTACCGAGTCCGATGCCAAGCTCGGCGAAGCCTTTCCCGAGTTTGAGGGCCATCTCTGGGATCTTCTTGAGGATCTCTAACACCATAAGGCCGAGTCCCTTGATGACCTCGGGGGCGAGCTGGAAGGCCCACCCGATGAGAGCGGCGGACCATTCCACGGCGATCTTGAGAAGTTTCGGAAGTGCTTCGGTGATTGCCCAGACCGCGATCTTCGCGACGAGTTCGCCGAGCTTCTGAAGCATTGGAGCGATGTTCGGTCCGATCCATGCGACGAACGCGTCTCCCCATTGCTTTAGCTTGTCCACCCATGTCGGGAGTCCGGTGTCGATGAGCCAGTTCGCGACGGTGGCGATGAGGTTGCCGAGAGCCTTGAGCATTGGCACGATCCGCGGTCCGATCCAATCGACGAGAGCTCCGCCAAGTAGCTCTAGTTTCTCCTGGATCATTGGGAGGCCTTCGTTCTTGATCCAATCGAAGCCGGCGATGAAGATCCGCTGGAGGCCATTGACGAGTCCGTCTTCTTGTAGGACCTCTCCGAGTTTTGAGAGTCCTGGGACGACGGAGCCGTTCACGAACTCGAGAAGCTTTCCCATCGCTGGCAGAAGTGCCGCTCCGATTGTTTCTTTCGACTCATCCATCGCGACGCTCACGCGCTTCAGCTGGCCCTCGTATGTTTTGGCGTACTCAGCGGATGCTCCGCCGAAGGTGCCGTTCAGCTTCTCGAAGATCTCGGTCGTGGATGCTCCCGACTTGATGAGGTCCTTCATCGTCGGGTCGAGTTTGTTGAGTGCGGTGTATTGACCGTTCGCGGCTTTGCCTATCGCGTCAGTAACGGCCGCGAGTGGCTTGCCTGTTTGGATTGCGATGTCTTGGCTTAGAGCTAGGAGTTCCTGGGATCGTGTGAGATCACCGGTCGCTCGGACGAGTTTCCCGAGGGCCGGACGAAGCTCTCCGTCGGATACGCCGGTAGCGAGGGAAGTCTTGAGGATGAACGCTTCCGTCGCTTTGACTTGTGCGTCTGTCGCTCCGGTCGTGGCTTTGAGCTGGCGCTCGAGAAGTTTCGCCGCGGCTTCGTCTTCCATTGCGGCCTTCGCCGCATCGAAGCCAGCGAACGCGACCGCGCCGAGAGCGGCGGCGGCGGGGAGTGCGAACTTCTTGACAGATCCGCCGAAGCTAGAGATCGAGTCGCCAGCGTCTCCGAGTGCTTTCCTGAGTGGTGCCGCGTTACCTGAAACGACGACGGAGATCGACTTAGCCATAGTTCTAGATTACTTTCTAGTCGAGGTCATACTTGACGATTAGCTGAGAGATGCGATCGGCGTAGAGCGCGTACACCTCCTGGCGTCGTCCGTCGAGGACTTCATAGATGAATGGGTTCGGCTGGATGTTGCGAGCTGGCCATCCGAAGTGGATCGGGCCGGCGTATGGCACCGCGGCAGATCCGACTCGGACGCGTCCCTGGCGTTGAGTGGGTGCGGACTTCAGAGATGCGAGAAGAGCACCGGATCGGACCGGGACGAGACGCGCCGCGCCATCGACGACGATCTGTCCGGCGCGTCGGTGTGTTTCCTTCATGTCGTTGCGTGAGTCGTCTGAGAAGTTTCTCATCGCTTTCTGGACATCGCGGAGACCTTCGATCTCGAGCTGGCCTCCCATGTCGCCAATGACGCCGGAGCGATACTTCGCGGCGGCCTGTTTTTGGTATTTATTGAGTGCCACTAGCGTCTCCGTTTCTCGCGATTGTTGAGTAGTTCGACGAGGATGTTCAGAGTGTCCACATCGCTCTCGATTAGTTCTCGCGGAGAGATCCCCGTGGCGAGAGCTAGCTCAGCGATGAAGCGTCGGAACTCTCCTCCGCCTCTTTTGGGTCTGGGACGACCTCCACGGTCGGGATGTTCTCGAGTGTTTTGATGTAGGCCTCACGCCATGAAGCGACATCTCCGCCGGCTTGACGCTCGGCGAGGAATGCGAGGAGGTTGATGTGGCCCACATCGGCGGACTCGACAGATGCGAAGGTTCGCATGAACGAAGACTTCGCCATCTGTTCCCATTGGTCGATAATCCAGGGAGTCACCGGGTAGGTCCCGGCGATCCCGTCGATGTGCTGGACGGAGATCTGGAGTTTTGGGATCATGGGATTATGAGCTCGCTATCGCGAGAGTGCCTCCGGTGAACTGTGCCGTCGTGGTCGCAATCGACCCCAGGCTCCCGTCAATGCTGGAAAAGCTCTCCAAGAATGCCCCCGTTACCGTATAGCGCCTGTTCGTGGCAGAGACCGCGCCGAGGTTCGGGATCATGATGAGAGTTGTCGTCGTGCCGACGAGCGCCTCGAGAGTTGCGGTCGTTTCGCCGGCCGCCTGGTCAAGCTGAAACTCGATGTCCACGGTCACCGACTCGAGGCCGCCCTGGAACTTGCGAGCCGTGTCCGCCTGTGTTGTGACATCCTGGCTCTCTTTTGTGCGTGTAACGACACATGAGACGACTCTGTCGTCTAGGTTCACCGAGTTCACGGTGACCTGTGTCATGGGTATGTATTGGGCCATGAGTTACTCCTCTGGTTGAGCTTTCGGCCGTGTGGCCTTCTGAGCGTATTCTAGATGACCGGACGCGATAAGGGCGTCGATGTTCACACCGGCGTCCTCTAGTTCGGCTTTCGACACGGTAGAGCCAGGCTCCCCGAGTGCGATCTTGTGGATGATGTTGTAGTTATCCATGAAGGACCACCTCGTACTGATAGGCGAAGTATGTAACTCCGGCTACCTCGATTGTAATCGGGGCCGCGCGGATGACTCGGAGCGTCGCAACCGCTCCGGAGAGTGTGGGGTCGGCTTGGAGCGCGGCTTTTACTGAGCCAGCTCCCGACCCGGCGAGCAATGCGTCGAGCTTGTCCTGAGCTCCGCGGTCGTTCATCCGTGAGACGATGACAAGAACATCGACTTCGCCCATGTCGAGGCCGCGGTTCTGGGCTTCGTCGAATGAGATCGTGATGTTCCCAATGACGCCACACGGGGCCGGGACTTGATCGGGGACATAATCGAAGACGCGCGTGACAACGGTCGCGAGAGCGGTCTTCAGATTGGCGCGAACGGTTGAGGGGATCATGAGAAGAACTCTCTCTTATAGGCGCGGACCATTGCGGTGATGTCGCGACCGAGCGGGGACATGCGGATCGCGCCTAGTTCGGAGAGACCGAGGACTCCTCCGATGGAGTCCTTGCGCTTGTAAAGGTCGGCCGAGAGGATGAGGGTCGCCTGGTTGATGTCGTCGGGAACTGTCGGCCATCCCCATCGGGCGGTCACTTCGACTTGTGGTCGGTAGTTTGTCGGCAGAGAGAACGCTTCGCCGGAGACGATTGTGATGTAGTTCCACGGGCGTCCCTTTTGGGAAGCGTTCACGGGTTCGGTGATGAAGTCCGTGTTCACGACGAGAGTCGTCTGATAGACGCCGGCGGAGTTCGGGTCGGTCTTGACGACGAGGCCAGAAGTAGATCCGAAGTCATCGACGAACACACGGAGGAGATCGTTCGGGCGATAGGTGCGGGCTGATGCCGATGAGTCGAGGTAGAAGCGGCGGTTTGCGATGCGGTCAATGGAGCGAGATGCGGCTTCGACAATGTGCTCGAGAAGTGTGTCTTCCATCGAGTCCTCAATCTTGAGGTATCCCTTGAGTTCGGCGAGTGTTGCGTATCCGTTCGAGATGGCCATCTATCGCTTCTTTCGTGTTGTGGGCCTCTTAGGTGCTGGAGCATCTTTCTCGGCCTTGTCGGGCGTCTGAGATGCGTCTGGCGTGACCGTGGGGGTGCTCGCCGGCTCAGTCAGCACATCCTCGGAAGGTATAACACAATCCGAGTGACCGAG